TTCAAGCCACGAGAAACGCCCAGCACCAAAAGCAACTGTTCGTATATCAACAATTGCGCCAGGGTTCTGAATTGACCAATTAGAAATTCCGTCTGCTGACGACCAACCTCTACCAAACTGAGAGACGGAAACAAATCGAGGAACAGATGCGCTACAAGCTACCGCGTCGTGCGACCAAGTGAATGCAGGAGTTCTTACAGTCCAGTCAATTCCATTTGCGGATGTCATTACGTAATTACTGCCCCAAGTTGCAGTAGCAACAAAAAGACCACCGCAATTAGTTATTGCTTGCCATTCTCCGTTTGGAGCAGTTCTCGATGTCCACGCAATTCCGTCAGGCGATGTCATCACCGCATTTGAACCGACTGCAACAAACAGATCATCGGCATAGGTGATTCCTTGCCAGTTACTGTTAGAAGCAGAAGTTCGTGAAGTCCAGTAAGTACCGTTTACTGAAGTCATTACACGGTTTCCACTACCAGACGAAGCAACCGCAACAAACTTTTCATCACCGTAAGTGACAGCTTCCCACTGCTGGTCTGCTGGATATCCAGTTGCAACTGGAGCGGCAGGGGTTATGTTGGCTGAAACACTATCAACTACCGGTCCGTATACTCCTGCCCAAAAACCATTGTCTATACCGGTAATACTAAAAGCAGCTGAAGTTGCTCCAGTTGGCACTGTCAGTGACAGCGTAAATGTTTCTTGATTGTGAGCCGTCGACCTTCCAATGCTTTCTACTGTGGTGCCAGCAGTAAGCGAGGCATTCCAGGTGTCGGCAATCGCACCCTGTCCAACGCTGTTCGTATTTGAGTTATCTACGGTAAATGAGATTTCTACAGTTTCGCCTTCATTCACCGCAAAGGATTGACTCACTTCACCTGTTGCGTATGAAAAACGGAGAACGCCATTGAAGACCATCCCACTTCCCCCGTTTTGAACTATCGTCCAACCACCGGAGCCGTCAAACCCGCCATTCGTAATAACTGTTGAAGCTTTTGAGGGAGACGAAGGAGGAGTAATCCATGCGAGAACAAGTGCAGGCAAAAGTATCCATGCGCCAGGGCGCAATTTTATTTCTTTTCCACCAATTTTCAATCTCTGTCCTCCAACAGAGACAATTTTACATCAAACTATTAATATTGTTAGTAATTAAATATCTCTGTCAGATATGTTTCTATCTTCTACCGAGACGAGTCTTCCGTTATGCCTTGCTTGTCCGTCTTTTCTGACCCAAGTCATTCCGTAGGTGGAGTCAAGCGTATTGACCCCTTCTCTGCGCAACAATCTTTCAGCCATGGACTGAAACGTAGGGTCGTCGCTTAGGTTTAGATATGAGTTATGTGACCATGGAAGATCGTAGAACGCAGGAGCATTCACCAAAAGCGCTCCTGCCGTATTCCAGTGTTCTTGAATTGGGGGGTTTTCGCTAATGATCGCGCCAGAAAGACAATATGCAGGAACGTCCATTCCAACAAGTGGTCTATTTACTTCAAGCATTTTTTCTATGGACGAAGAGTCGATTGACATGTCTGAATCCATGTAGAGCACCGCTGCATAATTAACCACGCCAAAGTTCAGCTCGCTGCAGTCTTCTCCCCAGTGGTGGCCGCTAGTTACTCTGTGTCTTTGGGCGAATTCCCTGATTAAGTTTCTGCCAGTTTCGATGCGAATCCATCTATTGCCAGATTCAACTTTTTTTTGCATATCATTTATTGAGTATGTCCAATAATCGCCGTTGACTTCCTTGAGAGCGGATATCACATCAGCAAAAGGCTCTATGCCTCTGTTGTCTAGTTCAAATGCAGCAAACCACTTAACATTTGGAAACTTTCTACAAATTTCTACCCTATCGGCAAGCCAGTCCATGTGTTCTTGTGCGTCACACTTCCATGCAACAAGAGGAGTACCGATTACAAAATGTTTTTCGTAGTCGACCTGTTTTAAAACTGGTTCATCTGGAATCTTGTATTTAGGCTTGTTCAACTCCGCAACAAAGTCGGAGCACACGCCAAAGTACTTTTCTGACCAGCTGGAGTCAAGATCCCACCACTGCAGCTCGGGTAGGACTTTTATGCATTTTTGTGAGCTTGATTTCTTGCCGGGATATGACCATACATAACCTTTGCTCGTAACCGTGTAATCATCAGTATTGTGAAAAAAGCAATGTAGATCGTAGGTAATGGAAAAACTTAATGCTTCCGCGTTCTTGCAGTGCACCCATAATTGACTTTTTCTATCTATAAGCCATTCTTTTGGCACCTGATACTGCGGTCCATCATGACCTAAGAAAATTCCAGATTCATTGACCCATAGATCAACCTCCACGTCAAATCCGCTTGCGATCGCATGCTCAACGTATCCCGGTTGATTTTCGAGTTCAGGCATTGGTCCGTTTAGGTTGCCTCTGTGTGATATAAATCTCATTTTTCAACCTGCACCCATATCCAGTTTTTATGATTATCCCCAGGGCCAGTTTCCCTGATATGTGATTTATAGTTTTTATAACCGAGCACGTTTATCAGGTCTTCAATCAATTCGGATTCATCTTCTATGCTGACATCAGCGTGTCCATTGGTGCTGCCAGCATCATAATTATTGTCATAATATGCGGCAGTTGGGATTTCTCCCTTGCCACCATAACCCATCTGAAAGCAGAGCCGTCCTCCTGTTTTTAGAACTCTACGGATATCGGCAAGTATTGCTAAACGAATTTCGTGAACACATATGTGTTGAAAACATATGACAGCAAAAACGACATCATAAGAATCAGATTTGACCTGAGAAAGATTATCTCCGGACGTAGTGAACAAAAGTGAATTACTTATTCCATTATGCTCTAGATTTATTTTTGCTTTTTCAATATTTACACTTGATATGTCAATGCCGTCAATACGTTCAAACCTTTGAGAGAACTTGACTAAATTTCGACCAGGCCCACATCCGTATTCAAGAGCTACAAGGCCACTGGTTTCGAAGTCTTTAAATAGGTAATTGTCGTAGTCGCTCCAGTTGTTGTGAGCATCGTACGAGCCGACAACCGGGTCTCTGAATTGCAAGCTCCACTGACTTGCGTACTCGTCATAATACGAGTTCTGCATGTCTAGGTAGTCTTTTTTATCTTTGCTCATTTATTATTCTCCAAGTAATAGCTCAAGTCTTCAGGTGTGCCAATTCCCCACATTTTTGGGACTTCCTTAATTCGAATCTTTTTTTCGTCTTGTATTGCTTCATTGAATACTGGGCAAACATAAAACTCATTGTTGGTTCTGATATTTTTTTCTATCATCTGGTTTGCGTATTTGACATAATCTGAACCATGCTTCCAGTAGTAGATGCCTACAGTTGCGTTATCTGATATTGGATTCTTTTCTGCAACCTCGTTGACCAAGCCATCTTCGCCGAGTTTTGCGTATGACCACTTTGGGTGCGTTGCCTTAAATGTTAGGATCCCGCCATCAACGCCTTCTGCACCAAAGGCATAAAGGCATTCATTACTGTCCCATTCAACTATCTGGTCAGAGTTTGCCATCAGCAATGGCTCGTCATTGTCTATTAGGCTAGACGCAAGCAGCGTTGTACAAGCAGCGCCCTCTGTCATTCCGTCAACTAGAACAATGTCGCACCCTGGCTTAATTAGTCCAAGAACCTGTTTGAGATTATATTTCTCATAATGTTCTTTTTGTACAAGAAAAATAAAGTGTGCGTCAACATTTAGGTTTTCAACAACTACTTGGATCATTGGCTTGCCATTAACTTCGATTAATGGTTTTGGAAATGTATATCCAGCCTGAGCAAATCTAGAGCCAGCGCCGGCCATTGGTATTAAAACATTCATTTTTTCATTTCTCCATGCAACAGGCTTCTTGCCTCTGTTTTCTATTTCTTCAACAAAGCGCATTAATCGCTCTTTATTCAAATCGCCGGCATTCTTTATCGCGTGCAGGTTCGCTCCAGAGCTCAGCGCCCCTTCCCTGCCGATATGCGAATCTTCAATAATTATTGTATTTGCAGGGGCGACGTCCGAAGAAACCATACATTGCCAATACATTTCAGGATGTGGCTTGTGATTTCTGACATCTTCGTTGCTCATTATGTAGCTCACATACTTAAGTACACCGATTGCATCCAGGGCGGTAATGACAGTTTCCCTTATGGCATTTGAAGCAACGGCAATTTTCCACCCTTTTTCCTTAAGAGTTTGCATTATGTCTATAGCCACATAGTTTTTGGGAAAACCTGAAAGTATCTTGAGGGTTGCCTGTTGCTTGTCTTTCCAGACCTGTTGATGAACGTGCTCAGGAAGACCCTTTTCCTTTGTGAGCATTTTTAGCTTTGTTGTTGTCCCAAGGCCGTCGTACTTCGAGAGATGCTCTTCTTGTGAAATTATGTATTTTGCGTCCACCCTGCTTAGGGCAATATTTAAAGAATCGTAGTGAACATCTCGTGACTCAATCAAAACTCCATCAAGGTCAAAAATAACAAGAAAATTATTTTTCATCTGGGTTTATTCCTGCGTGTCGATGCCACTTATTATGACGAACAATACTATTCTTATTGCACTTCATTACGTAACTATCCCTAACCCGGAGCGACCATTCAACGTCCTCTGCTTCGTTCCATCCGAGGGACTCGTCAAGCGGCTCTGTTAGCATCACGTGTTTTTTTACGATGAAGAATCCACCAGATATGTACATGTACTGCGTTTGAGACCAGTCGTCATAATCGAGGCTCCACGCCCTACCGTGCCCTGGCTTGTCCCATAGTGACCAGTCCATTGGATTGCGCGCGCCGTTTATAAGGTACTGCGGACATGAACATATGTCCCAATCGGTTCCAAAAGACTTAAAATTTACGTACCAGTCATTTTCAAATACATGATAATCATGCATGACGACTATGTTTTCGTACATAGCTAAATTGGCTATAATGTTTTTCTTTTTAGTAATCCAAAGCGGTTTCTCTGATTCATCAAAGTCGATAAATTTAACTTGTGAGTAATCAACAGAAAAATCTTCTCTATTCCCACCAACTATCAGTATCTCAAATTCTGGAATATTTAGAGAAATTATATTATTAATAATATTTTTTAATCTATCTTTATCCTGATAGCCAGTTACTATCCCGAAGGTCCATTGGATGTCCATGGTCGTTACATACTTTTTTCAAGTATGCACCGCATCGTGGTATCCCAATCTGCACCTGTTGCGTTCATCGAAAAATCTGAAAGCAACTCTCTATTTACCATTGCTTCATCATAGAGCATTTTTCTGTTCGTCAGTTCAGATAGGTGATTCACCCAGTCGCTGTCGCTTCTTGCTATTCGCCCAATTCCACGGGCAGCCAAAAGTTCGTACTCGGGAGAAGGGGAGGCAATGAATGGAACGCCAGCAGCTGCGTACTCCAGCCCTTTTATGTATGATTTTGCACTATTGAAATCAACGTTATTAAGCGGCACGATACCGATGTCGATAGGCAGAAACAGCCCTGGGTAGGAAAGTATTGGTACTAAAGGGGTCAATGTTGTCAGTTCATCCGGAATCTTCAGTAACTCGTTTGCTTTTGGGGCGTTAATGGTATGTCCAGAATGATGAAACAACAAATTGTTGGATTTAACAAAATCTGGTAAAAATCTAGCCAATTGCTCTAGGTCATTTGAGCGCCACGGAGTTGCTCCTACCCAGCCGACCTTCAGCTTTTTGTGCTGCCTGGACTGCACCCTGATGCGCCAGCGGTCAAGGTCGATACCGTTTCTTACGAGAAATACATTGTCCCTAATCTTTGAGTAGTAGTCATAAAGAAATTTGGTTGAACAGATAACTGCAAAAGCTTCCATTATTATTTTTTCATAGATTTCTCTATTGTTTTCTGGATTTTTTTTAGGGTCCGTTACCTCGTAGGCACGATTAGCCTTGTCTAGCCCAACGAACCAATCGTCAACATCTACGACAATTTTTTGATTAAGCTCACGAGCCTTTTCCATATTCATCAATGCGTCTTTGCTCATTATCAGCTTGAAAACCACTATGTCCCAGCCATGAATTGAAGCATTGTTTTCAGCAAGCATGCCAAAACCATATTTATCGTTCCAAGAGGGCATCCCGACAGCGGCCTTCCAGCCCCTTTTGGAAAGTTGATCACCAGGGAGTTTGCATCTATACCATGCGCACCCATTCATTTGTAGTGGCTCGGTACCCCATGACCAATCTGTCGTCAAGAATCCGATAGCCGGTTTTTTTTGTGGCATTTAAACCCAATCTATAAAAGAATTAATACTGATGATATCTGTAAAGAATGTAATCTACAATTATTAAAGATCGCGGTCAATTATTGGAGATTTTGCAAAATGAGAGCCGGAAATCACAATTTTTACTTAGAGCAGGGCACTAATTTTATTAGAAACATTTACATAGAGGCACCAATAGCCAGCCCCCCTACTGATGATCTTTATGAACCTTACAACCTTGTTGGGTTTCAGGCAAGAATGCAAGTTCGTAGAACGATTGACGCGACTACCTTCTTTCTTGAGCTGACTACTGGAAATGGCGCGATAACGGTCGCTTCCGGAGTTGATCAAAACGATATAGCAATATCAGTTTCTGCTTCAGTAAGTGCTTCCCTTACGTCTGATGGCGTGTATGATTTGGAGATAGTGGCACCTAACGGAGAAGTTTCTCGAGTGCTCCAAGGAAACTTCTACGTATCTAAAGGGGTCACGCGGTGACAAACATTCCAAACAACGTACTTATCACTGAAGATGCTGCAAACAGAGTACTTGTTGATCAGGATGCTCCGAATCAAGTCCTCATACAGCTTGGTGGTTCATCTGGAAATACCCGAAGGCATGTTCATACTCAGAGCCAGGCATCGACAACATGGGTGATAACCCATGCCCTTGGCGGAAAACCATCAATAACTGTCGTAGACTCTGCAGATACGCTTGTATTTGGTGAGGTACAATACAATAGCAACACTCAGATTACGGTGATTTTCTCTGCTGCGTTTTCTGGGTACGCGTATCTCACGTAAAGTAGAGGAAAAATGGCACAAAAATTTCTTACAAATATTGATCTGAATCAAAATCAGATACTTAAAGCCACCTTTGAGGTTCTGGCCACAAACCCCAGTACCAACCTTTTTGATGGCCGGATGTATTTTGATAGCGCAGAAGGTGTTATTAAGATTTATGATGCTTCAGCGACTGCCTGGAGAAAAGTTGTTGCCGGCTATGACGGGGTTACTGCTGGTGTAGTTTCCGCTGGAACACACGCCCTTTCCTTAACAATCACCGAAGACAACGGTCAAATAACCGTTACTCCAAACCTTGCTGACACAAGTAACGCAGGTTTGCTGTCTAGTACTTTCTGGAATACCATTAATGACGCTACGGATGCTGCGACAGCTTCAAAAATAGCTAAACGAGACGGAAATGGCAATATCAGTGTTGCTACCCCAAGTGCTGATGGTCATGCAGCAACGAAGGGCTATGTAGACGCTGCTCGTTCAGGTCTGGACGTAAAGGCTTCTGTTCGTGCCGCAACGACTGGGCCGGTTGCGATAGCCACGGCGCTTGAGAATGGGGACCCGCTAGATGGCGTGACGTTAGCTACAGGCGATAGAGTCCTCGTCAAGGACCAATCGACAGGTTCGGAAAATGGCATTTACGTTGTCCAGGCTACTGGCGCTGCAGTTCGCGCGACGGATGCTGATGCTTCTGCCGAAGTGACGGCTGGAATGTTTACCTTCGTCTCCGAAGGTACAACAAATGCCGATTCTGGGTGGGTTCTAACAACAAACGACACAATCACCCTTGGAACTACGGCACTGACGTTTGCTCAATTCTCAGGCGCTGGTCAAATTACAGCCGGCGATGGTCTTACTAAAACTGGAAACACAATCAATGTCGTCGGAACTGCCGCTCGCATTACCGCCAACGCAGACAGTATCGACATTGCAGCAACTTACGTTGGTCAATCTTCAATTACAACACTTGGGACAATCACCGCCGGTGTTTGGAATAGCACGGATATTGCGATTGCGGACGGTGGTACTGGGGCCTCAACAGCCGCTAATGCTCGCACGAATCTTGGTATCGCAACATCTGCTGGGACAGCAACAACTTCTACTCCAGCCCTCGCCCGGATTGCAAAACAGGCCTGCGCAGCGAGTGCTGCGGGCACTTCCACAACCGTGGTCACGCACCTGTTTAACTCACTTGACGTTATTGTTCAGATTTACGAAGTATCAAGTGGCGCGACGGTGATAGGGGACATTGTCCGCACAAATGCTGACACAGTAACAATTACTCTTCTCGGAACAATCACAGCAGGCGACTACGTTATTGTAGTGACTGGTTAATTCAATTTAAAAAGTAGTGTAATCTCGAGGGGTTACTCAAATCTAAAGAAACGATTGAGGTCGTGGCTCAGAAATTTATAGTTCCAATTACAATCAAGCAACTAGCATCAGCTGGTTCAGATGCATTGACTGTTTTTGTAGATCAGGAAACCGTTGCTCGGGTCAAAATAGATGCTGGCGGAAAAATTTCATGGAGCGACGGTTCTACAAGTTCTGATACTAATCTTTTTAGAGCGTCCTCCGGAGCGATAGCGACACCTGGAGCTTTTGCCGCAAGTGGCGGCCTTCAAACTTCAGCAATAAGTGCATCTCCAACTTCTATTGTTCCAGATGGTTCCATAACTGTCGACACGCTCAATAACTTTCTTTACTTTAGGTCAAGCGGTGAATGGATAGCTGCAGGCACGGGCACCGGCGGTGGTGCCTCAACTTTGGATGGCGGTACTGCATCTTCTGTTTATGGTGGAGTTGATTCAATAGATGGAGAGGGGGCCTGATGGCTTCAAAAATTCAATTAAGACGTGACTCTACTGCGAACTGGGCATCGGTAAACCCAGTTCTGGCTGAGGGTGAAATTGGAATAAACACAACTATTGACCAATATAAAATTGGTGATGGGGCAACTGCTTGGAACTCTCTAGCTTACTCGTCAGCAAATATATCGCTGAACGATATTGGTGATGTAACTATAACAAGTGCCGCTAATGGTGATTTCTTGCGCTGGAATGGCAGTGCGTGGATTAA